CTGGCTAGACAACGCAGTAAACGGACAGCCAGCTCAGTTGCTCGGTTACCCTGTTTACGAAAATCCAGCCGTCCCGGCAGTGGCCGTAAACGCGAAGTCAGTCCTATTTGGGCACTTGCCTTCATACAAGGTTCGCGTCGCAGGTGGAATCCAGATCGCACAGTCAAGCGACTACGCTTTCAACACAGACGTTACAACCTTCCGGGGAACTGTTCGTGTTGGCGGTGGCTTGACCATTCCTAGCCACGTAGGTTTCTTCAAGGGTGGCGCAAGCTAAACCTTAGAACCTAGTTCTAGACTGGTAGACCCCGTAAGTGCGTAGGCTTGCGGGGTTTACCTTTGCTCGGTTTCTGTGATACGCTTATGGAGCGGTTTCCCCCTAGTTACCGATAAGAAAACCCCGCCGACTTAAAATCGGTGGGGTTTTCGCTATGCTTGAGTAATGACTAAACCTACGCAGAAACTAAAGGGAACTGTAACGCTCTACTCGAACAGTCCGGGGCAACCTACGGGCTATGGGGTTCAAGCCCACGTGCTTCTTGAGCAAATGAAGCGAGCGGGGCTTGACGTGGCCGCTCAGTCGAATTACGGGCTTGAAGGCAACCGATCTACCTATAAAACTGCCTATGGCGAGATTCCGCATTATGCGCGGGGTAGCGACGCTTATTCAAATGACGTAACCCCTATGAATCACGCGCACTGGAAGTCGCTAAACCCTGAGCAACCCGACCTACTTTTAGGGCTTTACGACTGTTGGGTTATCAAGGGGAAGGCTTGGGATAAGCACCCTGTAGCGTGGTGGACTCCGCTCGATCACGTTACTATGCCGCCTATGGTCGAAGAGTTCTTGCGGAAAGAGAATGTAACTCCTGTTGCTATGAGCCCGTTCGGGGTTCGCCAAATGGAGTCGAAGGGTATTGAGTGCGAGTATGTTCCCCACGTTGTAGACACTAAGGTTTTCAAACCTACTGCGACTATCGGCGGGCAATTGGGCCGCGACTATCTCGGCGTGAAGGACCAGTTTGTTATTGGTATGAACGCCGCAAATAAAGCTTCTGGCCTTATTCATAGGAAAGCCTTTAGCGAGAACCTGCTCGCTTTCTCTATCTTCAGGCAGTCGCACCCAGACGCGGTGCTTTATCTTCACACTGACCCGTTAGGAACTGCGGGCGGCTGGAATCTAATTACTATGCTTCAGGCTTTCGGTATCCCCAAGGACGCAGTTCTATTTCCGCCTTTTATCGACTACAAATACGGAATCTCTAATACAGACTTAGCGGGCCTTTATTCAACTATGGACGTATTTCTTGCCCCGTCCTTCGGAGAAGGCTTCGGAGTTCCAACTGTTGAAGCCCAGGCTTGCGGGGTGCGAGTAATCGGCTCTAACTGGGCGGCCACTCCCGATCTAGTTTCGGAAGATTCTTGGCTAGTCGAAGGGCAACCCACTTGGGACGCTTCGCAGTCGTCCTTCTGGCAAGTTCCGCTAGTCCCGTCGATCGTCGCCGCTCTCGAAGAAGCCTATAAAGCCGAGCGCGGAGTGTCGCAGAAGTCAGTCGAGTTCGCTAAACAATTCGATTCGGAAACTGTTTGGCAGAATTATTGGTTGCCGACGCTGACTAAATTGCTCAAACAGTAATCGGCTAGAATGGGTTTATGGCAATTACTAACGGATACGCAACCTTAGCGGAAGTTAAGGCCGCGCTCAGAATCGGGGATAATCTCGACGATTCTTTGCTCGAAATGGCTATTGAGTCGGCTTCTCGTCTAATGGATTCGTATACCGCACGAAGTTTCTATAACGCTGGAACTGCGGTCCGCTACTTCACTGCCACTAATGATTTCCTAACTAACATTGACGACGCAATAACGATTACTCAGGTAGCAACGGATACTTCTGCCGACGGAACGTTCGACATTATTTGGCAAGCAGACGACTATCAGTTAGAGCCGCTAAATGGACGTGTAGACGGGCTCGTAGTCCCTTCTAATGCGATTAGAGCAATTGGCGACTATACGTTTCCTATCTGGGGTGGAGAAGCCTTAGTGAAGGTTACGGGAACTTGGGGTTGGCCCGCTGTTCCTATCGCTATCAAACAGGCGACGATTATCCAGTCAAGCCGAATCTTCAAGCGCCTAGACTCGCCCCTTGGAGTGCTTTCTTCGCCCGATCTCGGCTTTATCCGCGTGGGCGCAAGAATCGACCCAGACGTTGCTCAACTGGTAGACCCTTATAGGATCGTGAAGTTCGCCTAATGGCTTCTATTTCCGCTCTTCGCTCAGGCTTGGCGACTAATCTTCTAACTGCGAACGTTCGAAGCTCGGCTACTCTTCCAGAGTTAGTAAACCCGCCCTTTGCCCTTATCGTCCCTGCGGGCGTAACTTATCACCGAGCGTTTAATGACGCACTTAGCGAATACAGTTTTACAGTTACTCTAATCGTGGGCAGGGCAGACGCTCGCACCGCACAGAACGCTCTTGACGCTTACTGCTCGGCTAGCGGAACTTCGTCTATCAGACGTGCGATAGAATCAGATAAGACTCTCGGCGGCGTGGCTTATGCCGTCGTGGTAACCGATATGCGAAACTACGGCGCAACAACTATCGGGGAAACAACATACCTAGCGGCAGAATTTAACGTTGTCGTTCAGGCTGACTAAAAAAGGAAAGAAATGCCAAAAGTAGTAGTTACATCAAGATACGTCAGTCTAAACGGAACTGACCTATCGGCAAGCTTGGCTGGCGCTTCGCTTGAAATCACTGTCGAAGAAATCGATAAGACTTCGCTCGGTTCTAATGGCTGGAGAGAAGTTGCCGCTGGTCTAAAGAGTGGCTCGGTTACTTTGAACTTCCAGCAGGACTTCGGCGCAGGTTCGGTAGACGCAACTCTATTCCCACTCCTAGGAACTGAAGGAACTGTAGTTATTCGTCCGAACGCTACCGCAGTTTCAGCGACTAACCCTGCTTACACCGCGACAGTTTTGATCTCGCAATACACCCCAATTTCGGGAGCTGTGGGCGATCTACAAACTTTCGACGTTACGCTTCCGACTGTCGGGGCGATTACTCGCTCGACCGCTGGTCTATAAACCCGATAAGGACTAAACAAAAATGAGAATAACCCTACGCGTTACCTTTCTAAACGGCGAAAGCAAAGAAGTAGTTTGCTCGGCTAGTGATCTAGTCAAGTTCGAAAATCACTTCAATATTTCGGTGAGCAAAATCGAAGAAGATATGAAGATAAGTTATCTTCTGTTCTTGGTTCACGCCGCCGAAGCCCGCACGAAGGCAACTACTCTCGATTTTGAGTCTTGGCTCGAATCTGTCGAATCTGTGGGAGCAAGTGAAGTCGCCGACCCAAAATAAAGGGGCTAGGCGACGATAGTTCTCATTGGTTTATTGCCAGCCTAGCTTGCGAAACAGGTATCGCTCCAAGCGTCCTTTTAGAGCAGTCGGATCGTATGCTCTGGACTATGGGGCGATACCTTATTTGGAAAGCAAACGAAATGAGTAAGCGGTAATGGCAGATATCATCTACTCGAATATCCGCGACTTGAATCGTCGGCTTGACCTTATCGACGTGAAACTGAAGCGAGAACTTCAGAGAGAAGCGAAGAAGCCCGCTAAGGTTCTTCAGTCGGCTATTGTGGCCGCTATTCCAGATAGAGCACCGCTTCGCGGTATGTATCACAGGGGACGAACTTCTTGGGATAATTCGAAGAACTGGAAGGGTCAAGCGACCCCGCCGAAAAGCGTTTCAATTAGTTTCAAGTCTGCGGGTTCTAGAAGAGCAAACATCACTTCTTTAGTTCGAGTTATCGCTAACTCTGCCATTCTGTCGATCATAGATACGGCTAATACTGTTAGAAGTCCACAAGGAACAGTCTTTATTCGTTCTCTGGGTGGTAGCCCTTCTCGTTATGTCTGGCCAGCGGTCGAGAAGAAACTTCCTGCGGTCGAAGCAGAAGTTAGAATGGTCCTAGATAAATACTCGAAAATAGTCGGATTCTAGGAGATAAAAAATGGCAGTAATTGTCCCCGTAGTATCCAAGTTCGACCCTAAAGGTTTCAATAAGGCCAAGAGCGGCTTCGCTTCTCTAGGTAAAAGCCTAAAATCTTCTCTCGGCGCTATCGGTCTGGCTACTAGCCTAGCTGGAGTAGTTGGCCAACTAAACGCTATGGGTAAAGCGGCGGTCGCCGACGCTAAGAGCCAAGTCCTTCTAGCGAACGCTATGCGAAACACGATAAACGCTTCGCAAGCACAAATCGCCGAAACCGAAAAGTCGATTCAGAACTTCAGTTCTCTTTACTCGGTTCTCGACGACCAAATCCGCCCCGCTATGTCCCAGTTCGTCCGAGTTACTGGGGACGCTACTAAAGCAACCGAACTAACCGATCTTGCTCTAAACGTGGCCGCTGGAACTGGGCGCGACCTTAGTTCGGTTACTATTGCGCTTTCTAAGGCGTATCAAGGCAATACGGCTTCTCTAGGCAGACTTGGAATAAACGTCAAGGGTCTAAAAGACCCTATGGCGGCGCTTCAGGCGCAGTTTAGCGGGGCGGCTCAGGCGGCGGCTAATACTGACCCGTATAAGCGAATGGAAGTTGCGCTTGATAATGCTCAGGAAACTATTGGCGCGGCTCTTATCCCTGCGGTTAGTGCTTTAGCGGACGTTCTTACTAGTGAAGCCTTCAAGACTGGTATCGAAGATATTGCGGGCGACTTCGGCGACTTCGTTCTTGGTCTGCTCGCTATCTCAGACGCTATCGAAGATACTATCGGGGACATAAACGACAGTCTTAGCAATATCGGTCTAAATGTCGATACTAAAGATTTTGAGAACTTCATTTCTCGACTAATTCCGGGCTATAACATTCTTCGCGGAATCATAGATCTTGGCGGTCAGAAGGCTAGACAGGACGCTCTTACTAAAGGTTCTGGCTTCAATACGACTAGCCTTCAGGGAATCTATAAGGCTTCAGGCTATAAGTTCTCAGGAATGGACGACCCCTACGGCAAAGAAGCCGAGAAGGTAAAGGGTCTTACAGACGCACAGAAGAAGGCGGCGGCGGCGGCTAAAGCGGCGGCGGACGCTCGGAAGAAAGCGGCAGACGCGGCTAAGAAAGCGGCGGCGGATCTAGTCGAAGCTCTCGCTAAAGAAACCGAAGCCCTAGCCGAGTTCTCTAAAGAACTTATGACTCTTGGTGAAGGCGTAAAACCGCTTATTGACCTAGGGCGTGAAATCGGCCAGTTCGAGCAGACCGCTTCGGATAGTTTCGACGCTATTGCCGAGTCGCTAAAGAAGGGTATTGGCGACGGGACGATAGTTGCTAGAGCAGGTAAGAACCTTCTCGACTATGTTTCGACCGAACGTAAAGCCCTAACCGCTATTGCTAGGCAAAGGGACGAACTGGCTTCGAAGCGTGGGCTTGCTCAGGCACTTATCGGGGACGTAAAGGACGCGGTTCGCGGTTTCGCTTCGATTACTAACTTGGTCAATCAGGAAACGGGCAACCTAGTTTCTAACTTCTCAGACGTAGTTACTCGAAGCAAAGAGTTTGCTTCGCAGTTGAAACAACTTAGAGAACTTGGTCTTGATAAGAACCTGTATAAGCAGATCGTAGACGCAGGGCTTGAAGCGGGGTCTGCTACCGCCGCCGAAATCATCAAGGGCGGCGCGGGCACTGTAGGCGAACTAAATAACCTGTTTAGCGAACTTGAGCGCGTCGGAGAAGCCATAGCGGAAGATACTGCGCTAGTTATGTTCAATAACGGCGTGGAAGTCGCTGGGGGGCTTGTGGCGGGTCTTATGAGCCAAGAGCAAGCGTTAGTGAACGCCGCTACCGCGCTCGCGGACGCGTTTACTTCTACGTTTAATTCTATGATTACTAATTTGAAAGTGCCTTCGCAGGAGTTCGAGAGTATGACTCTTAGTATCGCCGATATCGCTAAGGGTAACTCTGGGGTTGCGGGTGCGAATAGCGCAGTGAGTCGCGGGCTGGCAAACCGCTACCTAATGGCTACGGGCGGTCAGGGTGCTCAGACTATTACTATCAACGTTCGCGCGGGTCTGGGAACGGACGGCAAGGCCGTAGGTCAAGCTATCCAAGCCGAACTAAACAAATACAACCGATCGAACGTGGCGCTGGTCTAATGCCTACTGAGAAAGTCGAAATCGGGTTCGACCTGCGGGGCGCGGGTGGGCCATTCCTAGTTCTGGACGACCCCGTTGCGGGCCGACTTGACGACCCAGACTGGGTTCTTGGCGGAACTATCTTTATCGACATAACGGGCGACGTTACGGGCTTTGAAATCCGACGCGGCAAGGCTAACGATATCGCTAACTTCTCTTCAGGTGAAGCCGTAGTCGAGTTGAATAATCAGAATCGCTACTATGACCCCACTTATGAAGCGTCGCCTTATTTCGGAAACATTATTCCTAAGCGACAGGTGCGAATCTCAACTAACGGAACTATTCAGTATTTCGGTTCGGTAGACGACTGGAATCTTGCTTATTCTTCTAATGGCGACGCTATTGCTTCCTTTGTTACTTCAGACGGCTTCGCCGAGCTTGCTAATCAGACTTTAGCCGCTTCGACCGCTACCCCACAATTTTCGGGTGCGAGAGTGAACGCGGTTCTCGATAGTCCATTCGTAGAATGGTCGCCTGATAATCGCCAAATAGATACTGGGTCGGCTTATCTTGGCCCAGACGTTATTGCCGACGGAACTAACGCACTTGCCTACATTCAGAAGGTCGAGCAGTCGGAACTTGGGCGGTTCTTTATTGCCAAGGACGGAAAAGCGACTTTTCAGGATAGAACTGTTGCGCCAAGTTCGATCGGACTTATCGAGTTGTCGAATACGGGAACTGGTATCCCTTATCAAGACTTAGTGGTTATGTATGGGTCGGAAGATTTGGCTAACGAGATCGTCGCTTCTTCGGTCATTACTAATACGCAGGTTATCGCTAACGATACTGATTCCCAGAACGCTTATGGAATCTATAACCTAACGCTCGACGACCTTCTGCTAAATGACGATATTCAACTCACGGATACCGCAACTTATTTGGCTTCGAGATACTCGCAACCGCAATACAGGTTCGACTCTCTCAACGTCCGCCTAAATAGTTTGACGACTGAGCAACAGAATCAGATTCTCGGACTGGAACTCGGATCGGTGGTAAAGGTTACGTTCTTGCCTTCAAATCTTCCGCCCGCTATCGTCCGCTATGCCGAGATTATCCGCCTAAATCACTCAGTCGATATCGCGGGCGAGCATATCGTAAACTTTGGTCTGGCTACAGTCGATCTAACCTATCTAGTTTTGGACGACCCTGTATTTGGTATGCTAGATAGTAGCAGTAACGTTCTAGGTTTCTAAGGAGTCCCAATTGCCCGGTCTTGGTCGCAAAGTCTTTTCGGCAGGTGAAGTTCTAACTGCCGCAAACGTTCAAGGCTATCTAATGGATCAGGCAGTTATGGTCTTTACTAATTCGTCCGCTAGGAGTTCTGCTCTTGGGACTGCGGTTTCCGCTGGAATGGTCAGTTATCTAACTGGCACTCAGCAAGCTCAGGTCTATAATGGGACTGCTTGGACGGATCTAGGCGGCGGCGGCGGTTTAGACGATTTTCTACTAATGGGAGCATAAAAGAATGCCAACAATTTACCGAGTTCTAGGTCAATCCGCACCTTCGGCGACAACTAATACCGATATTTACACTAGCCCCGCTGGAACGCAGACTGTTATCTCGACGATAACTATTGCTAACCGGGCGGCGAGTGCGGCTTCTTTCCGAATCGCTATTCGCCCTGCTGGTGCTTCGATCGTGAATCAGCACTATATCGCTTTCGACGCACCTATCGCGGCGAGCGACGCAACTAACCTAACTCTAGGTATTACTTTGGCGGCGACCGACGTAGTAACTGTTTACGCAAGCAACGCAAACCTTAGCTTTAGTCTTTTCGGTTCGCAGATTTCGTAAGGGGTTAGTCAATGGCTGTCTCTACTATTGCCCGTTCGGGTCTTTCGACTTTTGATAAGTTTCAGCGCACTAGCGCGGGTGCTTCGACAACTCCGGGTCTTTTCGTTGCGGTCGGGCAAGCAAATATTATTACGTCGTCGGACGGGATTACGTGGACTAACAGATCGACAAGTGCTTCGCAGTTAGCTTTAGTGAATAGAGATTCTACTTCGGGGGCTTGGTATGCGTTCGCTAATGACTTTACGGCAAGCACTAATAAACAATGGTTCTCAGCCGACGGCACTACTTGGGCGGCTGAAAACTGGCCACCAAATAATTTAGCTGGTTCTAACTCTTACTACACCGAAGATAGACAATTTGCTTGGTATAGCACTTCTGGATCGCAAGCGGGTATAGCTAACCTTCGTTTTTCTGGGACTTCTTCAGGAACTACGTGGGTCAATAATCCGCCAGCAGGTTTTCGTAATCGCTATATGATGTTCAATGCTGGAGTGGTAGCGACTTCAACTAATGGTGGAGCAAGTTGGACTGACGGAGTAGTTACTGCGTCGTCAGGTTGGGTTACAGAAAACATTTGGCTAATTCATAATGGCGGGACGATTTCAAGCTCAACTAACGGCACTTCTTGGACTACTCGATTGTCTGGAACAGGCTGGAGCAGTGCGCGTTTCCGCCGCGCTAACGGAATATTATTCTTCTTCGATTCTGGTAACTCACGCACCACTTTATACACGTCGCCAGATGGCATAACTTGGACTGCTAGAACTATTCCGAGTATGGCGGTTCAAGACGTAACCTACGGCAATGGTCGCTATGTAATCGTCGGTTATTCGGGCGCACTAGCAACTTCGGACGACGCTATAACTTGGACTGCTCGAACAGTTACGCCGACGATTCTATGGGGAGTTCACTTTGCCTAATTACACTTTTGAAATCGACGAACAGGGCGCAGTCTGGCTCTATGACGGAATCAACCCTGAGCCTTTCCTTTATCAACCTACTTGGCCAGACTCTACCCCTTGGGGCGACGGGGAAGCCGAAGCTTGGGCAGAGCAACTAATCGTTTCTCTTACCGATCCTTCTGCCGATATTCCGGGAGATAATCCTAGCGAACCGACTAAACCACGACCCGCCCCCGAAGAACTAGAACCCGAAGCTTTACCCGAATAAAACTTGAAACCCTACGCACGATACAAGAAAGAATCGACGCGTGGAAGATAAAGTCCCAACTTGGGCGCAGGAACTCATTAGAGAAGTAACTATCCTAAATGAGCGTCTGCCGAATCACATAACTTGGACTGAGCGCAACGTTCTCGATCACGAAAAGCGAATCCGACTGCTAGAGCAGTTCCGCTGGGCCGTTCTCGGTATTGCTTCACTCTCAGGACTCTTCGGAATCGTTCTCGCAAAATTGTTAGGAATCTAGAAATGTGGCAGTTACCTTTCCCCGTAGTTTTCGACGAGTTCGGTTCACTGAGCCCAGAACGTAAACGCCTAACGGGTCGTCCGCATAGGGGTTGCGACTACAACGGGTTAGATCCTAAGACTAAGAAGAAGATTTATCCGTTCGGAAAGAACACTCCGCTCCCTGCGGTGAATGACGGAGTAGTTTCTGCGAACTATTGGTCGGATATTCTCGGCTGGGTTGTCGAACTGAAGGTCGCTAACTGCCCTTGGGGTAAGGAGCAGAAACCCGCAACTCTTTTCTTTATGTATTGCCACCTAAACACGCAGTCGCCGCTAAAGGTCGGAACTAAGGTCAAGTCTGGGGACTCTATGGGCGGCGCTGGAACTACTGGGTCGGCTTCGAGCGGTGTCCACCTACACTTCACGCTTTCAAACGTTACTAAGGGCGGAGCGGTCGGCAAAGTCTGGGACGCTCACAAATACATAAGCCGTCGAGTCGCAGAACAGGAAGCAAAACTAAATGGATAGCAGTAAGAAGATTCTCAAGAGTATTGGTATCCGAATTATCGGTATCTTTATGGCTTTCTTTCTAACGGGTGCGGGAATCTCTGCCCCTACCCCTGTGGGCTGGTTCTGGGGCGGTATGATCGCCGTCGGAACTGTTCTCGGCACGATCGTAACTGTTCTAGGCGTAATCATTATCTGGAAAGCTCATTGGACTCTAGCCGTTATCGTAAAGACTTTTAGGGCTGAAGTTGCTCAACAGTGGGAAAAAAACGAACAAATAACGGCGGATCTTGACATAGCGGAA